ACCAACGGCGGCGGGGTCGCCTCCGCTTGTTTATCCCTGGAAAAGGCGGAGCCGGCCATGATCACTTCCGAAATGTATGGCAAAATTAAGACCTGGTTAAATATGGACCTGGACCGCGTGGAATACCTGGTCCGCAGCTATGACGACCTCCGCCATGAGTACGAAACGCTCCGAGCCCAATACGAAGAAACCAGGCGGTTTTTTGATAATATCCACAAACAAACCGAGATAATAAAAACCAGGTTTAAGGGGTCCAGGTTCGACCACGACACGGTCAAGCCCGAAAAGATTATTTCCATTTTAATCGAAACCAGCGGCAGACCTGGTTCCCTGGTCTTTGACCCTTTCACTGGTTCCGGAACCGTTCCGGCGATATGCGAAAGACTGGGCCGCCCCTGGATCGCCGTCGAAATCAACGAAAAATACTGCGAAATGGCCGCGAACAGAATCGAGGCAGAAACCAACCAGTTAAAACTTTTTTCCTATTAATTATGATAAATAAAAGCGACCTTTCCTTTTTGAGGGATGAAAACGAGAAAAAACCGACGGAACCGCCCCGCCATTTTATCAGCGAATACGCGGAGCAAAAAAGGATCCTTCCGCCGAACACCCCTTTTCCAGGGTTCTGGCGGAACAGCCGGACCCCTTACAGCGTCGAAATTATGGATAACCTTTCGCCATACAGTCCAGTCCAACATACGGCGATTATGAAGGCGGCCCAGTTGGGGATCACGGCCAGCGCGGAAAACGTGGTCGGTTATTGGATGGACGAAAGTCCCGCCGAAATCCTTTATATTTCAGCGACCGAGGGACTTTTAGAAACATGGGCAACCAAAAGACTGGAACCTTTAATCGATTCGTGTGGATTCCGCGACAAGGTTTACGCACAAACAGGAAACGCAAAAAGCCGCAGGACCGGCGACAAGATATTTACAAAAGAATATGTGGGCGGAACCCTGAATATGGCGTCCGCCCAATCTGCCAGCGGTTTAAGGTCCGAATCTAAGCGCGTATTAATACGGGACGAAATCGACGGCGCGCCGCCATTACTGCGAACCGGCGAGGGTAATTGGCTTTCTGTTTCCTATGCCAGGACCAGGGCCTGGGGCGTTCGAAAAAAAATCCTGGACATTTCAACCCCGACCACGATGGAAGCCAGTCTGATTAATTCCCTATACATGGAAGGCGACCAGCGGCGTTTTTTGGTCCCTTGTCCATATTGCGGAACAATGCAGCCCCTTGAATTCGGCAGCGAAAGTTCAGTCCATGGATTAAAGGCGGAAACCGAGGCCGGCCAGCTGGTCCAGGCCTTTTATATTTGCGACCATTGCCACGAAGCGATATTTAATCACCAAAAAACCGCCATGCTGAAAGGCGGATCCTGGGAGCCGACCGCAAAGGCCCCGATCGAATTCCGGTCCTATCATTTAAACAGCCTTTACAGTCCCGTCGGGATGTATAGCTGGACCGATATGTTTCAAGAATATTTGGACGCCAAAAACGAACCCGACGGAATGCGAAGTTTCGTTAATCTATGTCTGGGCCTTCCGTTCAAGGAATCCGGTTCCCGTCCGAAACTGGAAAAGGTCGTCGAACTTCGTGGCGGATATTCCGCCGGAACCGTTCCGGATGACGTTCTTTATATTACCGCAGGGATTGACGTCCAGACCGGAAGCCAGACAGACAAGACAAACCCTGCGCGCCTGGAAATGGAAATCCTGGGCCACGGGGCCGGATATAGGTCTTTTTCAATCGATTATAAAGTTTTTTTTGGGCCGGTCGCGGATCCCTATTCCGGAGCCTGGGAAGAATTGAACGAATGGGCAGAACAAACGAAATTGACGTTTTACACGAAAAACGGTAAACCTTTATATATTGTAATGGTTTTTATCGATTCGGGCGACGGAAATGTAACCGATATTGTATACCGTTTTACCCAGCGATGGCAGAACACTTTCCCGTCCAAGGGTTTCCAGGCCTTAAAAAAGAGGAAACAGGAATCCGGCGACCAGATTACGCAATCGAATTTTAAAAGATACCGCGCCGCGAAGGTAAACGAAGATATTTCCCTTTATGAAATATCAACGAATTACTATAAAAACCATTTATACAATAATTTGAAAATTGAACGCCGACACACAGAAACCAGACAGCGGCCAGGGTTCTGTGATTTTCCTTTGCAATACGGCGAAAAGTATTTTAAAATGTTGACAGTCGAGGAAAAGAGGTCCGACGGTTCTTTCCATTGTCCGAAAGGCGCGCGCAACGAGGCTTTAGATTGCCGAGTGATGGCGCAATGTGCCGGCGATGTTTATCTGGACGCGAAAGTCCTGGAAATAAAGGCCGCAGCAAAGGCCGCCGGAGCGACCGCCGCACAAATTCAGCAATTCAACCATAAGTATGTAATTGATTTAATGGCGAAGGAAACCTAAAAAATGGTTTATATTAACAGCACCAGAAACGCCAGAATCCGCGCCAGGATTGAAACAAAGGAATCACAGCTTACAGCGGCAGAAACCGCACTCGAAAACGCAATGACGGAAATCGAAAGCTATTCCTTGAACACCGGCGAAGGAACACAAACCACGAAACACCGCAAAATTGAAGACCTCCTGGAAGCGATAAGGATCCTGGAAAGCGAAATCGATAAACTTTACAGGAAATTGAACGGAACCGGCTTAATAAATATGAACCTCCGCCGCAAAAACTAAGGACTTTTAAAAATGTCTGTTTTCGAAAAAATTTTCCCGTCACTATTCAAAGCAAAACAACCCGAAGAGATAAAAGCCCAGCCCCGCCCGAAAAAGGAATCGCAGTCCGGAGCAGACACTGCGAAGATTAACGCGGCGACCGGATACGGTTATAGCTCAAACGGGAATTTTTTGTCCACTGGAACGACTGGCGGTTCGAAATGGGATTATGGTCTTTCAGCCTCCGGAGCGTCCAGAGTCCTGGACCATGCCACCCTCCGCAGGAATGCGCGGGACGCATACCACGACACCCCACAAGCCCGCGCCCTGGTTGACCGATTCGCCGACACGGTCGTCGACGTCGGCCTAATGCTGGAGGCGGAACCCAGGGCGGAAATTTTAGGCATGGACCAGGAAGAGTTGGAACAATGGGCGCGGAACGTGGAAGCGCGTTTCGATTCCTGGGCGCGGAATAAAAAACAGCATAGGGCCGAAAATATGACCTTTTACCAGGCCCAGCGGCTTTACCAGATATTCCAACAGCGCGATAATGATATTTTTACCCGTCTATATTACACAAAGGACCGAACCGTTTCGAATCCGGTCCAGTTTGATTTTTTGGACCCTGAAATGGTCAGGTCCGACGCATACACGTCGACCGACGGGTTTTCCGACGCATTCGACGGAATTATAAGGGACGACCGAGGCAGGGAAACAGCTTACCAGGTATGGGTTTATGATAAAAAATCGAAAACCTATAAAATGGCAACCATTCCCAGGACCGGAAGCAAGTCCGGAAGGGTTTTCGTTTTACATGGATTCGCGCCAGAGTACGCCGGCCAGGGCAGAGGATACAGCCGCCTCGCCCACGCATTACAGGAATTTGAAAACCTAACAGATTTTACGACAGCGCAAATTAAAAAGGCGATAAATCAGTCAAACCTGGTCTTTATGATGGAAAACGCGGACGAAGACCCGTCCAACCCATTCGAGGATATTCTGACCAACGCCGGAGCCGGTCCAGCTTCCACGCAGTTCGGAGCGGATCCGAATCCGAGCAGCGAAGCCGAAAACGTCACGGACGAATCAGTCCAGCCGGTCAATTATATCCCATTGCCAGAGGCCACCCTGGGCGCGCCTGGTTCGACTTCGATATTTAACGCCGCAAAGGGCGACAAATTAAAGCCGGTCGAAAATACCGCCCCTTCCGACAGCTTCGACAAGTTCGTCGACGGGTTCACCAGCTATCTTTCCAGCGCATCAGGTATGCCTCTTGAAGTCCTTTTGATGAAATTCAACGCGAATTATTCAGCAAGCCGCGCCAGTTTAATTTTATTCTGGAGAATTGCGAACGTCTGGCGCGCAGAAATGGCCGCCGATTTCCTGAACCCAGTGTATGAAATGTGGTTATCGGAAGAAATCGCAGCCGGTCGAGTCCTGGCCCCTGGTTGGTCTGATCCCATATTCAGGGCGGCCTGGTTGAATTGCGGATGGATTGGCGCACCAATGCCGAATATCGACCCCATGAGAACAGCGAACGCCGACGAAAAATATGTAAACATGGGAGCCACCACCCTGGACCGTGTCTCCAGGAACTTGAACGGGTCCAGCGGATCCAGCAACCGAGCAAAATTAAAAAGAGAGTTCGAGGAATTACCCGACAGCCCTTTCAACAAAAACGGAGGAAAATAAAAAATG